TCCCATCTGGGAAGCAGCTAATCTCGATGAATGGCTTTACAATGGAGGACCTTATCAACTCATCGTGTTCCACTTCCTCCTTGGTATCTCTGCTTACATGGGACGCCAATGGGAACTTAGTTACAGACTAGGGATGAGACCGTGGATTTGTGTTGCTTATTCAGCACCAGTCTCAGCAGCTTTCGCTGTATTTTTAATCTACCCATTCGGACAAGGAAGTTTTAGTGACGGTATGCCTTTAGGTATCTCGGGAACGTTTAACTTTATGTTCGTATTTCAGGCAGAACATAATATACTTATGCATCCTTTCCATATGTTAGGAGTAGCAGGTATGTTTGGAGGTGCTTTGTTCTCTGCAATGCATGGTTCATTGGTTACCTCATCACTCATTCGTGAGACAACCGAGACTGAGTCTCTAAATTATGGATACAAGTTCGGACAAGAAGAAGAGACCTACAATATTGTCGCCGCACACGGCTACTTCGGGAGACTCATTTTCCAATACGCTAGTTTTAATAATAGCCGTGCTCTTCATTTCTTCCTTGCTGTCTTCCCCGTCGTGGGCATATGGTTTACCAGTATGGGAATCTCCACTATGGCATTCAATCTTAATGGGTTTAATTTCAATCAATCCATTCTTGATGCTAACGGAAGAGTTGTACCCACTTGGGCTGATGTCCTCAACCGTGCCAACTTAGGTATGGAAGTAATGCATGAGCGCAACGCTCACAATTTCCCACTAGACTTAGCTTCAGCTGAAACATCTGAAGTTGCTCTAGTCGCACCATCAATAGGATAATGCCTAAAAAAAGAAAGAAGCTTTTAATAGCTCATGGGGATCACACTCCTGATTTTACACATGACGGTATACCTAGATATATCAGTCCTGGAAAACACAATCCACGTCAGCATGATACTCCAGTAGATGATTATAACAACCCAATTCCTAGCTTAAAGCCAAAGGATAAAGATATTCCTTTAACTAAGAAGAGGAGAAAGAAAAGGAAAACTTATACAGCTTAAGTTAGTAGTGGCGACCTGACTTATCATCCTCGCCGCTAGTAATTTACTCTAACCTTAATGACTACAACTAAAGAACAAGGCGGCCGATTAAACCGCTTCGCCACAGAACCACAAGTGGAAGTACTAGACGTTGACTACTTTGAGAATGCTGAAAGAGTTAACGGACAACTAGCGATGATAGGATTCATTGCAGCACTTGGTTCTTATTTATTCACAGGACAAATTATCCCAGGATTATTCTAATGCCCAAAGGCAAAGGTACTTACGGTACAAAGAAAGGGAGACCCCCTAAGAAATAACTGACTTGGCGGCTCGATAGTCGAAATCAGAAGAAGCCAACTCACACCACGTCCGTTCATCCCTTCGGGGGACGCATGAA